TTTTGCGGAACCAAAAACATTTCTTGAGAAGTTCGGTAGTGGTGATACGATACTTCAAGATGCACCGGCTGCTGGTCCTAGGGGACGCCAGATTGGACCTCTTACAAATAGTTCAGGCATTGCTTAATAAATAATCACACTGAAAAACTCTTTGGGACATTATGCCTTTACCTAAGATCGCTACGCCGACCTATGAACTTGAGTTGCCATCGACAGGTGAGACAATTCAATATAGACCTTTCCTTGTAAAAGAGGAAAAACTTCTAGTCATTGCACTAGAAAGTAATAATACAAAACAGATTACCACTGCAATCAAATCTGTCATCAAAAACTGTGTGCTCACAAAAGGCGTCAAAGTAGAATCACTCCCTACTTTTGACATTGAGTATCTCTTCTTAAATATTCGCGGCAAGTCTGTCGGTGAGGATATTGAAATCAATATCATTTGTCCTGATGATGAAGAGACTGAGGTAAGAGTAAATATTAACCTTGATGATATTGAGGTTACTAAACCAGAGGATCACACCAACAAAATCAAAGTTGATGATTCTATCATGATGCAGATGAAGTATCCTTCTCTTGAGCAGTTCATCAAAAACAACTTTGAGATTGATGATAAGAATGCAATGGATCAATCCTTTGAACTTATCGCTACATGTATTGACAAAATCTTCACTGAAGAAGAAGTCTGGACAACATCTGATTGCACAAAGAAAGAACTTAATGACTTCCTTGAGCAGATGAACTCATCTCAGTTTAAGGAGATTGAAAAGTTCTTTGAGACAATGCCTAAGTTGTCACACGCAATCAAGGTAAAAAATCCAAAGACTGGAGTAGAAAGTGATGTCGTGCTTGAGGGCTTAGCGTCTTTTTTCGCATAGGCATGGTTCATATGAACCTTGAGAACTACTTTAATCTCAACTTTTCTTTGATGCAGTATCATAAATATTCATTAACAGAAATAGAAAATATGATGCCCTGGGAGAGGGATATCTATGTTCAAATGTTAATGAACCATCTTGAAGAGGAAAAACTAAAGCAGCAACAAGCGAATGCCTTCTGATGAAACCGCAACAAATCCAATAGAACCCAGAAGGCAACGTATTTCTGCAGAAAGTTTTCGCACGGGTAGAAATATAGCACAACAGAATTTTCAAACAAATTTAAATAATAGAATACTTAATAGTATTCAGGATGTTGAAATAAAAACTTTAAATAATGAACGGAAGATTACTTCCATTAAAAATATTCTTGGTTATCAAAAAAGCGAACTGAAAGAAAATCTTGCTGCGGTATCGCCTCAGGCGGTGATGCTTAGAAACCTTGATGCCATTCTTGAAACAATAAGAGCGGATGCAAAACTTGAAAAGAAAGATGATGAGTATGAAAGAAGAAAGGCAGAAAACACTAAACGTAGATTACAAGAGAACAGACTAGAAAAAAGATATGAAGGTCTGCGTAAGACCACAGAAAAAATCTTAGCACCCGTTAGAGGAATCATAGGAAGGATTGTACAAGCTTTCCTTGCTATCCTTGCCGGAAAGTTTATTGTCAAACTAATTGATTTTGTTGGTGATCCCAAGAATCAAAAAAAGATAAACTCTGTTATTAGATTCTTCTCCGATAATGGACCCAAACTTTTAACTGCGTACCTAATGTTTGGCACGAGGTTTGGAAGAGCAATAGGAAAGTTAAGTGCCCTCATTATCAGAAGTTCGCTTAGAATAGGAGCAGCAACTCTCCTGCTTTTAAAGAAGTTTGGATTAAGAGGTGCTGGTGGACTAGCACGTAATCTTCTTGGTCCTAGGGGTAGAGCGATAGGCACTGCTTTACAAGTCGCAGGAACTGCTGCTACATTCTTAGGTATTCAAAATCTTATTGGTGGTGCTTTCGGTGGAGGAGAGGATCAAGAGGCACAAGGTTTATATGGTGGTGGTATTTTTACAAGTGATGGTCTGGTTGATGGACCTTATGGATATGATAGAGTCAATGCAAGACTGACAGATGGTGAGTTTGTCATGTCAGCACCTGCGGTTGCTGCCATCGGTCCATCCGTGCTTGAAAGAATCAATGCAAAGTATGGTGGCGACAACACACCAAGGATGGTGAGTGGTAAGTTGTTTGCTAATGAGGGTGGTCTGATTAATAATGATATTAGAAACTTTGCACCTGGACTAGAGAGGTTGACTGCCGCGAGAACAGGTCAGGCTGGTCTGGGATATTATATGGGTCAGATCAACCCCGCTCAAACTATTATGACGCGAACTGAGGGTAGATCAGAGACTAATTTAAGAACCTCATCTGGACCAGTTGAGAGAAGACTACCTTCTAGAACAGAACTTTCTGCTGCCCAAAAGGCGAGGGGATTCTTAAAACCAGGGCAGATGTCTGGTTCACAATCATACTACAGATTCCCTGAGACTGGTGTTACAGAAATGGGTTATAGAACTATTGAGAGAGGGGATGGATATTCTGCATCAGACTCTTTCTCAGAGAGAACCATGGGTGCCGCTGTTGGGCATGAAGATTTACTGGCGAACAAAAAGCAGTA